TATTATTTGGAAGCTTTTGAGAATAGAAAAAGCCGAAGCCAGGAAAGCCGGTTATGAAACGATGAGGGAGAAAATAATGGGAGACAAGAAAACAAAGATATTGGAATGGCACGCCCCAGTCGATGAAACTAAAGAAGCAGCAGAGAAATTACAAAAAGAATTACAAAAGGAATGAGCATTATTACTAAAGGAATAGATTTATCAACTTGCAATAAATGGGGAAGACACGACTTCAAAAGGATAATTGACAACTCAACAGCGGTAGTAGAGGTGTGCATAAAGTGTGGAAAGAGAATGGTTTATAACAAAAGGGAGGGAAAGATAGACAACAAGAAATACCAGGAGGCGAACAAGCGCCTGATACTACAACCTTATGGGAAGACTGAAGGAGAATTCAAAAAAGAGTATGGCTTTGAATTAGGAAAAAGGGGAATTAAAAAGTAGGAGACAATGAAATATTCAGCCAAACTTATCAAGGATTTATCGTGGCAGAAGTATTGTCTGTTATGGATCTTGGATCAGGAAATAAAGAATGAAAAGGGAATGCCGTTGGAATTTCGTGATCATAGATTCCTGATAGACATTTACGATGACTGGACGCCCGTACAGACTGTCAGGAAGGCAAGTCAAATAGGATATTCTACATTAGAAATCTTAAAGAGTTTTTGGGGGGCAAAATACAAAAAATACAATATAATTTACAGTTTGCCTACCTTTCAGGATGTCATCCAGTTCGTACCTTCAAAAGTCAACGCGCTTATAACCCAGAATCCAGTATTAACTGAATTGACAAAAGATAAAGATACAATACTCCAGAAGAAGATAGGAGATGGGTTCATTTACTATCGTGGGACATTTTCAAAGAAAACAGAGCAGGAAAAGATGGGAGCCGGCATAGGTATTATGTTCTCAAGTGATTTGAATATACACGATGAGGCAGACAGATCTGACCAAGCAATTTTGGAGCAATATGAATCAAGGTTGGAAGCATCACAATTCAGGGGAAGATGGTATTTCTCAAATCCGACCACGCCTCACACGAAATCGCAGATATTATGGGAACAGTCAGACCAAAAGCATTGGTTTATAAAATGTAGAAATCACCATTGGCAATACTTGGATTATTGGAAGAATGTCAAGGGAGGAAAGTTTATCTGTTCAACTTGTGGAGCAGAGATAACAGATGATGAAAGAAGAAATGGCCAATGGGTGAGAAAGTATTTAAATAAGGATATTTCAGGTTATTGGATTCCCCATTTGATTTGTCCTTGGATTTCAGCTCAAAAAATAGAAGAACAAGCAGAAACAAAATCAAAGCAATACTTTTATAACTTCGTCTTAGGCTTGCCTTACATCGGTTCAGATGTGGTTGTGAATCGGGACATAATCTTGAGGAATATAGACATAACAGAACAGAATAAGCAGGAGCATAATGTCTTGGGAGTGGATCAGGGATTGAAGAAGTATTATGTCTTAGGAAACAGGCAGGGGATATTCAAGATAGGAGTAACTGAGACTTGGGACGAAATAGAAGAGCTGATAAAAGTCTACGATGTGGAAACAGCAGTCTTCGATGCTTTGCCAGACTTGACTGAACCAAGAAAGCTATTAGGAAAATATCCAGGAATAGTCTGGCTCAATTATTACAAAAAAGAAGTCAGAAAGGCTGAATTCATCAAATGGGACTATAAAACCCATACAGTTTATTGCGACAGGTCAAAGATAATCCAACAGGTGATAGATGAGATGGTGAATAGGAAGATAAGATTTCAGATGAGGACAATGGATTTGGAAGACTATGTCAAGCATTGGCAGTCTTTATATAAAATCACCCAGAAGGATGATATGGGAATTGAAAGGAATCTTTGGGAAACAGAAGGGGAAGATCACTTTTGCCACGCCACGATCTACTGGAGATTGGCTTTGGAAACGAAAGGTGAAGGAAAGGGAGGGATAAAGTTCTGGGATGTGGAAGATGAAAAGCCAGGTGAAATAGCGCCTGATTTAAAAAGGATGGCTAAAAAACAAGAGGAATTTATAGAATAAATTTAATTTAAAACTATGGAAGGATCCGATCAAATTATAACAGCTTTTAGAACCAACCTTGAGCTAAAAACTCCAGACGAAGAACTTATCTTGGCTATTGATAAAGCCATAGAAGATTCAAGAACTCTGAAAGTGAAGATGGATAATATAGCCAAGAGGAACAAGATGTATTGGTTTAAAGGCACAGAAGTTGATTTAAGCAGAGTCCATCCTAAAAAGGCCAAGACAACCTCAAATAGGATCTTTACAGACATTGAAACAGCTATACCCATAATCACTTCAGAACCTCCTGAACCAGAAGTTATAGGGCAAGTTACGAATGATATAACAGAAAAGCTGAAAAAAGGGTTGATGATAGCTTATGAGATAAAGTATAAGATGCAGCAAATCATTCAGAGATTAGTCAGGCTTTGGTTCTTATCGCGCTTGGGAGTAATGAAATACAGGTGGGATTCAAAGAAAGGTTTTGTAACAGAAACAGTAATCACTAGGAAAATAGGATTTGACAAAAGAGCGACTTGCAAGGAAAACTGCGAGTTTATGTGGGAAGAGATGGAAGACAAAGTAGAAAAGCTTATAGAGAAATTCCCCAAAAAGAAAAAGGATATTATAAATAAGTTCGGCAAAGATAATTTAAAATCAAAAGCAAGGTATCACGAATTCTGGGGAGGGAATGGGGAATGGGTTGCTTGGAAACTAGATAGGATAATTTTAGATAAGCAAAAGAATCCCAATTGGGATTGGGATAATGAAGATAACAATATATTTGATGATCCTTCTTTCCCTTACATTTTATTGAATGTCTTCAACTTCGGGGATGAGACTGGGATGTATGATGAAACTTCGGTCATAGAAGAAGCTGCACCAATGCAGGAAGGAGTGAATAAGTTAGAGCAACAGATCCTTGACTTGAACGAAGGTCAGAAAAGAGTATGGGTAGTGGCAGGAGAAGCAGTTTCAGAAAAGCAAGCACAAGATTTGGTGGATAAGACAGGGGATTTGTGCGTCTATCTTGACCGGAAAACAATACCCGGAGCAGTAAACCAAGTTCAGTCAGGCAAACCAGATGCTGCCTTATTCAACCATTTGGGCCATTTATTAGGCGAAATAGACAATATAATCGGAATGCACTCAACTACCAGAGGAGAAAGAGGATCTCAGGAAACAGCAACGGGAAGGCAACTCTTGATGGGTTCAGATATAGGCAGGTTGGATTTAATAGTCAGGAATGTGGAACAGGTTATGGAGGAATGGTATAACGCTTATCTGCAGATGCAGAAAGTCTATGCCACTGAAGCTGAAGTATTATCAAATGGCACAGAAACAATAGAGTTGAGAGCAGAAGAGATTCCAAGCAACATTAAAATATTAGTCAAGAAAGGTTCAACCTTGCCAATAGACAAAAGGTCAAAGATGGAGAATGCGATGAAGTTGGCCACTGCCGGGATGATTGATCCAAAGACTTTATTTGAAGAAATGGGATATGCCAATGTTGATGACAGAACTACAGCTTTGTATGATTGGCTACAAAAGACAGGAAAGATACAGCCTCAACTTCCTTCAGGCGGAATGCCAGGAGGAGTGCCAGGAGAAGCAGGAACAGTACCAGCAGGCGCAGGAGGAGCTGTGCCAACAGGTTCTCCTCAAGAACAGCAATTGGCAAGGTTGCAAGCCATACTTTCCAGTCCAGAGTTTAAACAATTACCTCCCGAGCAACAGCAAGAGTATGTAGGTCGAGCTCGTGAGATCGTAACAGCAATAAAAGGAGGACAATAATTATATGCCAAATTTAGCAACATCTACCGGAGCAAGTTTAGCAGGAGTAGGACAAAGGATTATGGAATCTTTGAGGAGAAGGAAGAAAAAACCAGCACCAGCAGTAGCAAAACCTGTAGCTCCGAAAGAGAAATACGGAGAAGCTTTTATGAAAGGATTACAGACTAGAAAGAAAATGATTGAGGAATTAAAATAAAGGAGACAATATAAATATGCCACAAACTGAAAAAGGCAAAAAAATACTTGCTAATATGATAAAACAGTATGGTTCAGAGAAAGGCAAAGAAGTTTATTATGCTTCTATTGTTAAAGGAAAGGTAAAGGGTGCAGAAGGAAAAGGCGGAACAGGAAAATTAGCCAAA